CGATGCTGATATATATACACGTAAAAGTGATGCTCTTATTCCTGTAAATCAGACTGATAAATTTTTCTTTTCATGTCAGGCTAAAAAAGCTTTAGCTGATGGAACTTTCAACGTTTCTATACTTGAATATCAAGGTAATGGAACATATATCACCTACCAAGTATTCATGTCAGGCAATTCTGTTACCAGCACAACCTATAGTAAATATACTGGAAGTTTTGGTGCAGATACATCTTATACCTTTAATGCTCTTACAAAATATGTGCAAATAAAAATAGACTGTACTAGCCAATTTGTTATGATAGATGATGTAAGAGTAACAAAACGACTTGAAGGTGTTGACGTTGTACTTGGAGATTCTCCAAATGATATATATCTTTCTGGTGAAGATGCTACTATTAATGTGGCTTCTGATTCTATAATTATCGATGGTCCAAACCAAAACATAACAATAGGTACTGGTATTACTATAAGTGGTGTTGGAGCTGGTAAAATTGAAGTGGGAACTTCAATGTATCTAGACGGAACCGGTAATGGCATAATTTATGGTGGCGAATTTGTAACTGTTTCAGAAAGTGATACCGCAGATTGTAATGTAGGACATGTTCATATTAAAGAAGATGAAGTATTATTTCATTATGGTTCTGGGTCATGCGCATCGTTTGAACCTAAATTCCAAGCCGTTGGTCCGGGAGGAATAGAACTTTCTTATACAGGTTCAGGTGCTGCACCCTGGTTTCAAATGAACGGGTATAAATTACGTATGTCTGGGACAAGCGATAGTTATGTTTACTTTGATGCAGGATCGACAACATCAACTGCTTTACAACTAGTATCCGGTACACTAGAGATTACTACTGGTGGAGGAACTACCACACTTTCTCTTTCTAGTACTAGTTCTAATACAGGCATAACTTTTGGATCCGACACAAATTTATATAGAAGTGCTGCGAATACTTTAAAAACTGATGATTGCTTATATATTGATCCGGGCGTTGATAACCTTGTTGCTTTAGAAATTAATCAATATGCACAAGGTTGGGGAGATGGAATACGTCTAAGTTATTCAACTGATTATTGGGATATAGTAATGGGATCAGCTGAACAGCTAATTTTTGGTAAAAATACTAGCCAACAATTCACTATGATGGCTTCCGGAAATCAACTTAGATTTGGTACTAATTCAGAAACAGCCCTAATAGAAAAAACAGCTACTGGCGATTTAAGAATGGACACCACCGTAGGTATTGCTAGAGATCAAGTAACCTACACGCTTGAAGTTGCCGGAACCATATGGGCAACGGGAAATATATATGCTAACCAATCTGATATCAGACTTAAAGATAATGTTGTCAGAATTAAAAATGCTGGGAATGTTCTAAGACAATTAAGAGGTTATTCATACACATGGAATAAATTGGCTGATGAGAGTAGAAGAGATAAGCATGATTATGGACTGATTGCTCAGGAAGTCCAAAAAATACTTCCAGAAGCTGTTTATTTAGATGGAGATAATAAATATTATGGAATTATTACAGACAAGTTAATCCCATTTATTGTGGAAACAATTAATGAACTACAAGATGAAATAGATGACTTGAAGGAGAAATTAAATGGCAACTAAATCACTCGGACATCTTGGAGTTGCAACCGGAGATATAGGTTCCTCTAGTTCGGCTATCGATTTTAATACTATTATAGGAATTCCTACTGCAGTAGATTTTGAAGATTTTGATGGAACCATGGCAAGTGAACTTTCTGCTGAACCTTTAGAAATTAGTGTAGAAGAAACCACTAATATAGAGTGTCAATGGAGTGCACAGGGAACTAGACATAATACATGGATAGCCTCTAGAACAGCAATTTTTGCCTTTGATGACGAGAGTGGTGGAAGAACGCTCGAATTAACTGGACAATCTGGTGATAGTATTACAGGAACCGCTCTTGATTCTGGTGAAGATCTTGTATGGTGTGATTATGATGATGGTGGTTATAATAATACAGGATATGGAGAAGTCACAGTAACTATATATTAGTTGTATTTTAGGATAAAAACTGTTATATTAAATATATAAACTTAATCAATAATTGCAATTATGAACGTAAAATTAACATTTTTTGATAGAATATCGATACCTCAAATGATACCAGAAAAGGCTACATTTGCAGATGCTATAATTTATGACGATATTAGAGGAAAATTAAAGATAACTCAACAAGAGATAACAGATTACAACATTAGAAACACTCCAGACAATTCTGGAGTAGAATGGGACAGTGAACCTCAGGGCGGTATTGATGTAGAATTAACTGATGCTGAAATTAAATTAATAAACAAAGCTTTTGGTGAATTAGATAAAAAAGCTCAGGTTCCAACTGATCCAAAATTTATAGCTTTATATAGAAAATTTATCAATGAATAATAAGTATAACGACGGGAGTGATGCTCCCGTTAAGTATACAATAAAAGTGGATTCGATAGCAGATATGCATGGATATGCAGTAGAAATTATTGATAAATTTAACGCTGAAAGATATACCCTCAGTGGAGTTTATCTAGAAAGGGCGGTTGCAATTAGAGATGCAGACGCATTCGTTAATGACTTGTTTGAAAAAGAAATTTCAATGTTTATAAATTAGAGGTTAAAAAATGAGAAAAATCGCTTCAATGAATCTTGATGTGGTAGACCACATTGTTAACGAAGATATCGAGAAGTTGGCTAACATAGTTGAACATTTATCTGACGATGTTCAAACAGCTTATATTCCTTCGGTTGAAGAATTAGATGCAAGAAAAGATAAAGACTTTGCACTTGTCTTGTGGGATCCAAAAGTTGGACACCTGAGAAAATTTGCAAATTATAATTCTGAGTTAACGGAATTAAACATGGCTTTCTTGAATGATACTAAAAATTCTTTACCAGAAGAGTTAGTTAAGGTGGCGGCTGCAAATTTAACTTGTGCTGCTAGTAAGTATAATGTAAAAATACCAGATGAATTAATATCATATAAGTCAGATAAATTTATCAATAATTTGGTAGATCTAAATACTATTAATAAATCTGCATACATTACAAAAACAGCCAGCAAGAAAAAACATGCTTCGTTATTTGCATTAAAGAAAGACAAAAAATATCCTATAGACACAGAAATGGATATTAAAAAAGCAGCTTCTTTCTTTGAAAAAAATTATAATAAATTAGATATTAATGATAAACTTGAGTTTATAGCTAACATTCAAGACAGAGCAAAAGAACTCAATGTGTCATTATCCAAAACTGCGATAGATAAATATGCTAGTTTATCTCCTAAACTATTTAATGAAGATTTCTACAATCATATTCAGATAAGAAAGTCTTACCTGAAAGAAGATGAGGTAGAAATTAAAACAGCATATGATGAATTAGTTACAAGGGCGGATGAACTTGGACCTTTAGATTCAGCTTATGTACTCGAAGAACTTGATAAAACAGCAAGCTTGAATGGTAATTATGGTAGGGGAATGCTTGATCCTTTAGTAGTTACACTAGGACAAGAAAAAAGAGCTGGAAGAGAGATAGATGGCACGTTTGTTTCACAGGAACAATTAAAAGGAATTGATCAAGGAACTCTTACGAGTCTTGTTGGTAATGATGTAATTACAGAATTAAAGAGTGATTCTGGACTTGATGTTTTAGAATCTCTACCTAAACCTGTTAGATCAGATATAATCGAATTATTATAATGGAAGGATTAACAGTATTAGTTATAGTTGCTATACTGTTTGGTTATTTAAACTTATGGCTAATTATTAGGCGAGAAAAGCCAAACATAATAGTTAATTTTAAATTACCAGAGAAATTATTTAAATATGAATCTCTGCCTGCAGATAAAAATGCTAAATTTGTCGAAGGATCTACAGGAACAGCTTCTGAAGTTCCCATCGATACTTTAACTACTATAAAAGATGTGGATGGAGATATAAATTTAGATAGTGAAAAGCTGGATACTTCTAACGTATCTGAAATTACAAATAAAATTAAAAAGTTTAGAGGAGATAAAAGATAATGCCTAATTTAGAAGGAATATCTAGAGGCATAGGAAAAATTTTAGCACATACAGCAAATGCCTTGAAGAAAAATAAAAAATTGCTTACTGGCATTGGTATTGGAGCTGGCGGTGGATTAGCTGTTAATTATATAACTGATGATGGTCATGATAAGTCTGATCATATCCCTAAGAAATATGCAAGTTTAGTCAAGGAAGGATTTGATTCTGCGTCAGAGGAAGGAGTTAGTTGGACAAATAGAGATAGAAAAAGTGTTGAAGGGAATCTTAATTATTTAGAGAAAGATCTGAAGGTAGGCAAGAAAGGTAAGATTAAATATTATGTTTCACAAGATCCTAAAAAACACGGTTCTACAGAACATATGGGTAAGCTGCCAGTAGATACTGTTGAAAATGTTCGTAAGAATATATTTAAAAATTGGGACAACACAAAAGGATCATTTGGTCATTTTTATAAAGCTGGCGCAGATATGACACCCATGGAAAAAGCTGATCAGAAATATGCAATAGCTAAGTCATATGAGAATGAAGGTCATCCAAGAAAAGCTAAAGAGTACAAGGATAAAGCTAGTAAAGCTTACAAGCGTGCCTATGAAAAGAAAGCTTCAGAATCTAGAGAAGAAATTCGTAAATCTTTTAGAAATGCTGAAAGAGCCCTTGCAAAAAATCAAAAAGAAAAAATGACAGTATCTATACCGATCGGGACCGCACTTGGCGCGGCACTTGGAGCAACTTTTGGAAAAAATGTTAGACTTCCTGCAGCATTAGTTGGCGGTGGACTGGGATCTTTTTTAGGAGCTGGAACTGGTGCAATAGTTGGGTCTAGAGGAGAAGATGCCGATCAAATAAGAAAGAAATATTTTGGTACCTCTGATTTAAATAAAATCAAAAAAATGCAAAAAGAAAATTTTACAGGATTAAAAGATTTTTACAAGCGTGCATATGAAAAGAAAGCAGCCGATATGTATAAAGTAAATGGGGTTGATACTTATAAAGTCAAATTGTCTAAAGATGTAAAACTTGGTGATACCCTAAAAATAAATGGCAAAGATATTAAAATAAAAAAAATTTCCAAATTTAGAAAAGGAAATTTAACTTCGGCTAAGGCCGGAGAAGAAGTTGGTATACAATAATCATTTTATAAATTGATGAAAGGTTTAGATTGTGGGACAGGTAATTTTTTAGCTGCCGATGAAAATGGAATTAATTTGCAACGTAATGCTTTTATTACATTAGATTCAGAAACTACTAATGTAAGACAACTTAAGCTAATGCATGTTCCATTTATTCAGGCTGGCAAACGACTGCATATAGTTGGTAAGAAAGCATATGAGTATGCTCAAATATTTAATAACAAGGAACTAAGACGTCCTATGGCTAGTGGATTATTAAATCCTACTGAACAAGATGCCTTTCCTATCTTGAAAGAAATTATAAAAGAGTTATTAGGGGTAGGTAGTGGGGTAGTAGTGTATTCAGTTCCTGGTCGTCCAATAGACAGAGTACAAGAAATAGAATATCATGAAGATGTACTCAAGTCGATTGTAGATTCTCTTGGATATGAAGCTAGAAGCTTGAATGAAGGTGTGGCACTTGCTTATACTGGACTTGCTGATGATGAACTTACTGGAATAGCTATTTCACTTGGCGCGGGTATGTGTAACGTAGCAATTATGTATCAAGGCATGTCGGCCCTGACGTTCTCAACGAGCAAAGCCGGTGATTGGATTGATGAAAACGTTGCAAGAGATACAGGAATATCTAAAGCCAAAGCACAATACTTGAAAGAAGATGGTGGGTATAGTCTAATTGGTAATGAGGAACGTTCAATGGAACAGCAAGCTATCAAGACTTATTACGAAGCTCTCGTACGATATTTACTTGCTAACATAGCTAAACAATTTGAATCAACAAGTATGCCAAACTTTCCTAAGCCAGTACCAATAGTACTTGGTGGTGGAACTGCAATGGTAAAAGGATTTCTTGAAGTGTTTAGAGAACAATTCAAGCAGAAAGACTTTCCAATAAATATATCAGAAATTAGAATAGTCAAGGAACCACTTACGGCAGTAGCTAGAGGTTGCTTGATTGAAGCTCAACTTGAGGAAGAATAAATGGGTAAATTTACAAATTTATTAAAAGGAACACATTTAAAAGATCTTAAAGCAATTGCACCTCGATTAAAAGATCAAAATCTTAGAGATGCTGGTTATAAATTATTAAGGTATAGAACATTTACGACTAGAACATTAGAAGGTATGCCATTTACTAAACGACAGAAATTATATAAAGATTTTAGAAAAAACAATCCTTTTGGTATAGATGAGGCTATAAAAAAAGAGAAAATGAAAGTATTTGGTGCACGTGCAGGAGTTATTGGTGGTACGACATTAGCAGTGGGAGGAGGTATTGGAGCATATAAAATGAATAAGAAGGCTGAGTATGTTTTTGAAAAATTAGCTAAGAAGAAGAAAAAGAACCAGTTGTTATCAGAATTAGGCGCTGGAGGAGCAGCAGGGGCTGCTGGTACTACCTTAACTCATTCTTTGGAAAATGTACAAATACAGCAGACTGGAAGCCCAGGTAAAATATGGCGTGATACCGCAAAGAAAATGAAAACTATGTATAGAGAGGGCATGGCATCAGAGCCAGGAATGCTAAGAAAACTAGTTGGTAAAGAGTTACCAAAAGTAGAAAAAGTATTAGGAGGTTTAGGCACCAAAGGTGTATATAGAGGGCTTCCAATAAAATTATTAAAAGTAGTTCCAGCTATGGCTATATCACTTCCTGTGTATTCATATTTATCAAAGAAATTTAGTAAATAATGCTACCACAAGATTTATTATATGAAGACCATATAGAACCGGAAACACTCAAGCAATTATTTCCAGGTTTATCAGAACTTGAAAAAGAAAAACTTCAGGTAATAGCAGTACTCAAGAACACTCGTGCTGCTTATGAAGATATGGATGTTTTTGAGAATACTTGTTTAGTCTTGAACGGTATTTCTCCAGATGTAGATAAGACAGAAGGTGTTTTACCAGAATATATTTGGAAAACAATTAAAATTATTAAAAGTATGTATCCAGAGATAGAACTTTCTGATGAAGTAAAGTCCTATATTAAGTTCATATTTAACGACAATGGCTATTATTTTTATCCAGAGGGAATTGGAATAGACAATCCTATTCTGGAAGATGTAAAAACATTAGCTGAACATGGCCCATTTCCTTTAGCCGAGACCTTATATGGAATACAGGCCACAAAGTATTTAAAATTAACTCAGGAGAATAGATAATGCCAGTAGTACCTGCATCGCAAACTATAGTAGATACAAAAGCGAGTTCTAGTACTAGAAGTGCTAAAGCTTATCCAAATCCTTTTTTCGATTTAGCAAATAATTATATTCCTAGTGATATAAAAACTTTATTCAAGTTTTGTAAAAGTTACTATTATACTAATTCATTTTTACGTAATGTAGTTACTAAACTAACTGAATACCCTGTAACTGAGTTATTATATGATCAGCCGATCGATCCTAGCTGGAAAGAAAAATTAGATAATATTCTACACAAGCAACTTAAATTAAAATCATTTCTTATTGAACTGGGGCTTGATTATTTTACTTATGGCAATGCTTTTATAACAGCATCTATGAAGCCAAAAAGATTTCTCAAGTGCTCTTCTTGCGGTCATGAGGAATTACTTGAAAATGTAAAATTTAAGTTAAAAAAATATCAATTCCATGGAGAGTGTAAAAATTGTGGTGCCAAAGATATTCCAATGGTACCGAAAGATGTTGAAGTTAAATCTCTAAAGAATTTTAGATTGCATAGATGGGCTCCTGAACATATAGATATTGAATATAATGCCATTACTGGAACAGCGACCTATTATTATGACATTCCATCTAAAATAAAAAAACAGATTACAGCTGGAAATAAAACAGTTCTGAAAGATATTCCTTTAATATTTTTAGATGCTTTAAAATCTAAAAAGAAAATAGAAATAAGTGCAGAAAATTTATTTCACTTCAAGTATCCTACGCTTGCAGAAGAGGATATGGGGTGGGGTAAGCCAATTATACTGCCTGCACTCAAAGATATCTATTATTTACAAACACTCAAGCGCGGAAATGAAGCAATAGCTAATGAACATATAGTTCCTAAAAAATCTATTTTCCCTGCTAATACTACTACTCTTGATCCTTATACTCAAATGAATCTGGGTAAATGGAGAACACAAATAGAAAATGTAATTGAAAAATGGAAAAAAGATCCTAATCATATTGGAGTATTTCCTATTCCTATAGGCTATCAGGAACTAGGTGGAAACGCTCGTATGCTTTTACTGACGCCAGAGTTAAAATTTTTAGAAGAGAATATTATTAATTCACTTGGAGTTCCTCTAGAATTTATAAAAGGGGGAGTATTACCATGAAAATACTTGCGCTCGTGCTGACGGTGGTCTTCGCATCAGGCCTTGCCAACTTCACCATGACGATGGACATGAACGACATGCTCCCCCAGACGGACGAGGTGGAGCATCTCAAGACGATACAGGACGAGTTCTTCGACATGGAGATCGCCTCCTTCGTGACCCGGGGCGAGCCGGTGCTCACGCCGGCCTACTTCGAGGAGACGGCGGACATCGTGGAGGCATGGCTTGCCAAGCCCAAGGTGAGAGACGGGCTCTTGGCGGACCCAACGGTCGCTATAGTGACCGTCCCCACCATGCTCTCCCAATACCACCTGATGAGCCTGGGGGACCCACGGCCCACCATCGAGCAGGTCCTCGCCCAGGCCAGGTCCTACGGGACCGCG